TGTCGCTATGTAGGAAATGCCGAATAGTTTCCATTGCACGGCCATGGGCGGCCGCGCTATCGTGGCGAGCCGCTGGGCCTCGTCCGTGTCTTTGGCCGCAAACCGGCGCACTTCGCCGGTGTTATATCGCACCTCGAAATCATATATCTGTGACATCAAAACGGCACCTCGTTTTTCAGATGTTCGATATAGCCGGACACAACGGCTAGCAGGAACGTGGTCCATTCGTCCGCCGTCATGGCGGCAAGGTCTGTCTTTCCGATGCTTTCGAGATACTCGCCAGCATTTGCGCCGCCAGCCAATACGGCATTCATTTCGTGCGGTGTCGGGTCGATCATTTCCTCAGTCTCCAAATAGTGCCTGTTGAGACGCGCTAAACATTCCATGCTGCAAGCCTTGGTGCTTAGTCCGCTTCGCGGTGGCGCGAAACCAAAGCCGCGCGCGTGTCGGTGGCAGGCGGTGCAGAGTGGCACGATTATTCCGCAAACAGATTTTCGGTTCCATCCTTGATGTAATCGGACTTCGCCATAGCGATGTTTTTGGCAGCCTGATTGTAGTAGCTGGCCTTAAGCTCAACGCCGATGCCACGTCTGCCCAAATATACCGGGCTATACACTTCGGAGCCGACGCCCATAAAAGGCGTCATGACAGTTTCTCCGTGGTTTGTGTAAAGTTCAACGCAGCGGTGGATGATGTCAAGCATAAGCGGGTGAACATGCTTTACATCATCGGGCTCGCGGGCCTCACCATCGTCAACAACCGCGCGGGCCGTCAGGCCGCACCCTGTCTTCTGTTTGTTGCTGGCGCGAATGTCCATCCATGCACTTGAGGCATATCGCCGCCACACAAAATGAGAAAAGCGGTTTTCCTTTTGATCTCCGCTAAAGTTTCTGAATTGGCGCACATCGTCCGGCATAATTTCTTCACCAAAATACCTAGTGAAGCCGCGCTCGTGCGTAACTGGAACCTTGTTTTCCCCGCACTTCCTGAAAAACAAAATGTAGTCGGCATGAGCTATGCTCGACTTTGTGCTGTCCTCACAAATAGTTTGATGAGCAAGCCCCCTGACCATAGTTCGCAGGCGAACCGAAAGCGGCTCATTCCATTTCAGACGTCGGCCAATAAATTTGAACCCGGCATCCTCATGGATGCGAATGATGTTGCCGGGAAGATCGTGTGACGAACCAACGGCGTCTTCGCCAATATCCATGCAGTGAACGGCATTGATCCTTCCGGGTTTCGTAATGCGGTTCATTTGCCCGACAAGAAACGAATATTGCCGGTAAAACTCATCGTAGTTATAGCAATTTGACATGTCCCTTTCGTCGCCTGAATATTGGAACAGGCCAGCAAACGGCGGTGAGTAAACCGACATATCAATCGAGTTGTCTGGCATATCCGAAACGACCTCCACGCAATCGCCGTTATATATCGCGTAATCGTCGGTGATGATTTGATTGGATACGGTCAATTTTTTCTCCTAAAGCCAATTCGGCATGTTTGCTTTTTCGCCATTACCAAAAATTTTCTTGTGAGACTGAGCCTCTATCATGTGTTGCATCATCTTTGCAAACATTTCCTCTGCGGCTTCCGCCTTTTTCTTTCTGGATTTTGCAACATTGGAGAGGCTAGATGTTCCAATCTGATGAACCGTCACATTGTTTTTTTGACCAAAACGCCAAAACCTTCGGACTGCCTGATAATACTGTTCATAGCTATAGTCATCGAAGTATGTGCAAGCCGCACAATGCTGCCAATTTACACCAAGTGCCGCAATCTTTGGTTTTGTCGCTAGATACTTGATTTCTCCAGACTTGAAAGCGGCAAACTTTTCCTCTTTTGCCTCGTCTTTGTCTGACCCGGAAAGATTAACCGCACCCGGAACAATCTCCGACACAAGCTCGGCCTCAGCATTTAGTTGGCACCACATAACACCGCGTTCATGGCCCTGAATTAGCTGGGCGGCAAGCTCACACCTTTCCTTGATTGTTCTCTTTCTTTCTTCCCGCTCCATGTGAAGCCCGGAAACCGGGGTTGCAAAAAGCCTTCCGTCTAGCGGCTCGCTTTTGATTTCATGGTGAAGCTCCACGAGTTCCGGTAACGTCCATCCGTCATCGCTAAACCCAAGGTCTGAGGGCTTGCGAATTGCCCGCGCCCATGAAGCCACCCAGCGCCAAAAATGCGGCTCTGCGTGACCCTTGAAGCGCCACTGCTGGCCAATGTGAGCCGGGTGCAATGTGTCATCGTTGCTTTTAAAGAATGTCGCCAGCATGTCCATATAGGCCATGTCACCAAGCGCCTCTGACGATGTTCCAAGTTCGGTGTAATCGTTCGGGCTTGGCGTGGCGGTGTACATGGAGCGATACTTTATTTTTCGCATAGCCTTTGTTATGTGCGACCTGATCTTGCCGTCAAAATTTTTCAGGATGCTGCTTTCGTCGCAAACAATACCGCCAAAATCGTCCAAATCGAAATAGTGCAGCCGCTCGTAATTTGTTGTTACGATGCCGGTTCCGCGCGCCCACTTGCCATCGGTTGATCGGCGAGCCCCTATGTCGAATTTTTCGGCTTCCTCAACGGTCTGTGACGATACAGAAAGAGGGGCCAAAATCAACACCGGCTTATTCGTGTGGCGATGCACGTTCTCGGCCCACACAAGTTGCATAAGCGTCTTGCCTAGGCCGCAATCTGCGAACGTCGCGCCGCGACCCTTACGCAAAGCCCAGTCTATAAGATGATTTTGAAAGTCGAATGCGTTTCGGTTTTCGTAAACCGGGGCGAAGCCAAAGTCACCCGAAAGATGTGATTTTGTCTCAACAAACTTTCGGTATTCGTCAACAGACGACATCAACACGCCTCCACGAGACGCATTACATCTGCCAGCATGGCGCGCTGCGAGTTTGTGCCGCCGTAATTTTCGATTGCCTCGCGCAGCGTGATGATATGGTGCTGCGTGATTTCGATTGGGGTGCCTGATTGAGATGCATCTTCAAGTTCCCTGATTTCGTCATGCGCTTCATCAAGGCGGTCGCTTAGGTCGTCTCGCTCGCTTTCAAGCTCTCTGATGTCTCGCTCAAGCTCCAATATGCGCTCGTTCAATTCCTCAATCTCGTTATCTGTGTCGCTCACGCCGCCACCTCCATATCCGCCTTCAAGATATCAAAAAACTTTCCATTCTTTCGCACGCAAATTCTAGCCGGTGTGGGAATTTCGTCAAGCCTTTTTATCGCTTCGTCAACCTCATTCGGCACTGCGGTGCCAACGCGGGATTGCCACCATTGGCAGGCTTTCTGGCGCGCAAACCCAGCGTTCTCCAAACAAACCCACTCCCGGTAAAGCGACAAGCCGCAACGGTATTCAACCCGCAATGATGGTGGCGCACCGGGCTTTGTGTGCTTGAAGTATTGGACGCTAGTCACGTCAACCCACTGCGGCGCAAGCTCCGGCAAGTCAACAATGCCGGTGTTGGGATCGAGAATTTCCTTTTGCCTTAGAAACTCTGCGTAATCCATCAACACGCCTCCACGAGACGCATTACATCTGCCAGCATGGCGCGCTGCGAATTTGTGCCGCCGTAATTCTCGATTGCCTCACGCAGCGTAATGATATGGTGCTGCGTGATTTCGATTTTTTGATTTTCCGGTAACGCAGGATGCGAACGAATAGAGCCATCGTCCATTTCATCATAAATTTCTTCGAGAATAGGTTCAATGTTTTCCGTCGCTTCCCTAAAATCCTCAAGCAATGAAGACAGCTTGTTTATTTGCTCTTCAAGATTTTTATTTTTATAGCTCATCCACAACCTCCAATGCGGCATAGTCCGCCGCGACTACCTCGAAAAACTTACCGTTCTTGCGAACCTGTATCCTAGACGGCTTGCGGATTTCGTCAAGTCTTTTTATTGCCTCATCAACCTCATTAGGCACAGCAGTCCCGGCGCGGGCTTGCCACCATTGACAGGCTTTCTGGCGCGCGAAGCCGGTATGCTCAAGGCATACCCACTCACGATAGAGCGACAGGCCGCAACGGTATTCGACGCGCAAAGACGGCGGCACTCCGGGCTTCGTATGCTTGAAGTAACTTACATCCGAAACAGCGACCCATTGCGGCGCTATCTGTGACGACAAAAGCGCATCGCTTTTCGGCGTCGCAAGCACCTTCGGCTCAGGCGGTGGAAACTCGTGGCCGCAGTATGGGCACGATCTGATGCTGGCGTGAATTTGCGCGAAGCAATCCGGGCACTCCTTGACCGGAGCTTCACCGCCGCCACCCTTTCCCGGCTCCTTGATAACGAGTTGATCGAGCGGGCCGTGCCGCCCAGCGTTACCGGCAAAGTCAAGATAAAGACAGTTTGGCTTTACACTCGCCGCGATAGCTGCCTTGCGATGGTCCGCCGTCGCCTCGTTAAATCCATCAAAGTACGTAGACGGATGAATGCGCGTGCCGCGCCCGATCTTTTGGACGTGCAAGCTAGTGCTTTCGGTCGGGTGTGCGTCCGCGATAAGGTCAATGTTCGGCGCATCGAAACCGGTTGTGAATATGCGCGCCCCAACAAGCGCACGAATTTCGCCGCGCTTGAACGCCGCAATGGTTGTGTCCCTGACGCCGGTATCTGTGCCGCCATCAACAACGGCTGAAACTATGCCGCGCGCTTGCATCGCCTCGCAGATATGGTGCGCGTGTTTGACGCCAGCGGCAAAGACAAGCCATGAGCGGCGACGCTCGCCATACTTGATAATCTCATCGCATATGGCCTGCGTAATGGGATCAACGTCAACCGCTCGCTCAAGTTCTCCGGGCACAAAGTCGCCGCCCCGCCGCGCCACGTTACCAGCGTCAAGCGTTGTCGCCATGTGCTGCGGTATGGGCTCACAAAGCCAACCGTCATTGATCGCATCGCGGATGCCGTACTCATACGAGACGCCGCCGAATAGCGCATCTTCTCCGGTGTGCAGGTAGCCACTATCCAGCCTGTAGTGCGTGGCGGTGAAGCCCACAATCTTGACGTATGGATTGACGCGCCGCAGGTCGGCCAGAAACCGCCCATACATCGTATTGTCTTTCGTTGGGATAAGGTGGCACTCATCCACGATGACAAGATCGACCGGCGGCAATCTGTCCGCGTACCGATGAATTGATTGGATGCCAGCGAAAATAATCTGACTGGAAAAATCCTTCCGGCCAAGCCCGCTTGAGCAAATACCAAGTGGAGCGTCCGGCCAAATGCGGATCATGGTTTCAGCGTTCTGCCGGATCAACTCGCGCACATGCGTTAGCATCAAAACGCGCGTTTGTGGATATGCGTGCAGCGCGCGCCGAATGAAATCCGCAATCGTGAGCGCCTTGCCCGTACCCGTCGGCATGACGATCAACGGATTGCCGTCATCTGTCCCGACCCAATCAAGGCCAGATTGGACGGGTCGGTTTTGGTAGGGGCGCGGGCGCATGTGGGTTAGTTGGCGTTGTACGTTTTTTAGTGTTT